ATCTGCATTTACATCTGCATGAACAAATGATGCTAACGGATCAAAGATAATCAACTTTAAATCATTCATCTGCAATATTTGTTCGTAAAGTTTATTAAACTCATCACTGGTGCTATAACCATCTCTTGTGTCCTGAAGTATTGGAAATACACCTCCTACGTTAGGCAGTGAGACTACACGAAGCTCATGCCTGTACGAAAATCTCAAATTGTTCGGATCTAAACGCTCAATTCTCCTGTGCATTTCTGACTCATCATCCTCTGCTGTAAAGATCACAACATTGCCAAATTCACCTATAGTGCTACCAAAACTCTCTGCTAAAGGTTGACCCGATGCTACTTTCATTGCTAGATCCAGTGTCATCATACCTTTACCAGCATCTCCTGCTGCAGAAAATATAATCGGCACACCCAACGGAAATGTACCATCAACTAAGAACTTTTGTTCGGGTGCTTGCCCTTCGAATCTGCTGACCAGTAAACTATCATCCAGTAAATTAATATTACGTTTGGTATGTTTAACTGTTGTGTTTAAGAAATGTTGTACATCAAAGCTTTCAGATATGGCATCAACTGCATCCCATCCCTCTGGCTTACCTCTGGGAGGAGTTAATGTAGTAACCGATCTTGCTCCTGCATTCAATGCCAGTTCCTGAACCAGTTCAGCTACCTTACGACCTGCATTATCATTGTCTCCCCATATGATTAGTTCTTTATCTCGTAATGGACTAAAATCAAAACGACTGGCTGACTTACGAGATAACATTCCTGCACCTCCCATAGTACAGGTAGCAGTGTAACCAATCTCATTTAAAGCATCAGCACACTTCTCTCCTTCAACCCATATGACTTTCTCAGAAGCCACAATGTTAGGTATGTTATACAATGGTCTTACATCAGGTATTCTTGGATATGGTGAATCTGTAAACTGTCTAAATTCTTTCTTGGGCTTGCCATGACTATCCATAACTGGATTACCAGCATTGTCTTTTATGTTGTATCTTCTAACACGACACAGGATTTCACCATCACCAGACAGGTATAAATGTTCGGAGTCGTATGGTGTATTAATATCAATAGCTCTTTTAAATGTAATGCCAAGCTCTTGTGGTATGTCCTGATCAACTGGTGGAGGAGTATTATCATCCAGATAGTTTCCGAACAATTCTTTTATTTCAGGAAGGCGCATACCTCTTCCTTCCATTAATATCTTAACAATACCCCCGATGCCCTGTGATCCATTAAAATCTGACCCCTTCATAAAATAAGGTGATCTGGGATTTATATCTATCTTTAATGATTTACCAGCTTCTCCATCTAATGACCCGATGGTAAACACGTCACCCCGAACAATTCCATGTGGAAATGTATTTTTAAGTTCATCGATTTGTACACTGGCTGGGACTTTCTGACTAATCATATCGACTAATTCATTGGCTGACATATCCCTATTCTTATTGCCAAGTTTTATAATGTTCATTATACTGACCCCACTTCATTGGCTGAAGTATATGAGGGCGATGCTACCTTCGTCCTCATATTAAACACTCCAACAACTATCTTGAAACTCACAAAATTTACAAGCAAAGTAATCACGAGATTGTGCAATTCTTGGCAACATCTCATTTGCTTTTGTGGCTTCTAATATCATTACTGCTTTGTCACTTACTTCTTGAGCCAAGGCTTTGTTAAAAGGTATAAATTCATAATATATTTCACTTGTATTCTTGTTTAATACTGTAAAAAGACAAGGATTATCTGTTAATTTCATATAAGCTTGATACAAAGCAACCTGTGCTGCATACACAGGATTAGCTATTGCCACACCTTTAATTTGAAATTCCTTAAATTTTCTTTCGTTAGCCGACTTACATTCCCATAACATGGGATACTCGGTATCCAAAGGTCCGTTACATATCACACCATCTATGTGACCCTTAACTTCACCTTCTGCTATACTGAAACCAAATTGTTCGCCATTTTTGTCTTGCACTCGTAAATCAAATCCAGCTTGTCTAAGCCACCCAGCTACACTAAATTCTATCTCGTGTCCAAACTGAAATATACGAAGTGTCTTAGCATCAAAATCCCGATCATTATCAATAGGCTGACCCATGTAACGATATTGTATTTTACGAGAACATGATTCACCAAGACTAGAAGCACCTATGTAAGTTCTTTTCTTAACCTCTTTGTTCCGATCAACAATAGATTTATCTATTATATCTGATATGTCTTGTTCTAGCATTTTAAAATGGGATCTCGTCTTCATCGAGTATGTCTGTGTTTGGATTAAGGTCGAGAACGCCACTATTGACTCCACTAGCTGAATTGATGGCATCAATTATGGCAAGTGCTTCGTCCTGTGTCAAATTCTGTAATTTTTTATCCCAACCTATTTTTGCAAATTGTTCGGAAAGTATTTTTAATGTATTGTGTCTGTTCCCGTTACCATGTTGTTCCATCTTTTTTCTCCTTCTTCCATTACCATAAAATCAAAATAATGACTGACACCTAAAAATTCAGCCACTATTGTACCACCTAACAACTCATCATCTGTGTCATCAATAGCCTCTGTAATAAATTTATCAATGTGATCTAAGACATGATCGTTATTATCCTCTAAAAAAACAGGCACAACTATACTGCCCTCACGAATATACTGCACATTACTCTTAGACCTCATGTTGAGTTGATAATCCACGTTAATTTTTGCCACTTTTACCCTCTGCCCACAAAGCTCCATATCCTATTACATCTATTGGATTGTCCATATTCTTTGGGTTCTGAGAGTCTCGAACAAGCTTTTGCACTATACAAAATTTATATATGTCATCATAAGTAAGCTCTGCTTTAAGTTTGTGTCTCCACAATACGTTCATAATCTTAGCTATTGATTCATGTGTATCTTTTGCATCCCCATGTGTCCTAGCCCTAGCTCCGTTGATTAATTGTTCGGCTTTTTGTAAAGCTTCACTACGCTGCATTCTCATCTCCTTCGTAATAATCTAAAACTCTGCCATCAATTTCTTTCTTATTCCACAAATAATTTAACCAACACGCCGCTTTGTACTTGCTAAAACTAAGATCCAACTGACTTACAATCTTGTTCTCTCTTGCTAAAGCTTCTCTTTGTCTGTCTGTCATAGCTTGGTTTAGCCACCTCTTACCTTTCTTAGCTCCATCACTATCCTCTATTTGCCTTAAAAAATCGTCAGCAGAAGCCAAAGCTTGTTCTTTAGTACCTACACCTACAACTCTAAGTTTACCCCTTGTACGTTTGACTAAGGCTACAGAAACGTCATCTAAATGTGCAACTAAACCAAAACCATTAAATCCACTGGCTGACATACATCTGCCATTGTTAAACAAATCAATCCATCTAAATGGTGATCTATCGATAAGATCTACCTCTGTCATGTCAAATGTCTCAAGCAATTCTTTTGCTTGCATCTCGATCTCATGTCCACACATAGGACATACACGAACACTTAATGGTATAAGACATTTACAATTAGGACATACTTTTTCAGGAGCAGACCCTTGTTGCATCTTATCTTTGCCATCAAGATCAACACCCTCATCTAAAGACCCATGTGTCAATACACTCGTGCCAAAATCTAACACAATGCAATCTTTCTTGATTACGTTTGGATGTTCTTCAGGATCTATTGTTCGTAGTCCACGACCAATCATCTGCACCATTGTAGACTTGTATGAGCATGGTCTTGTAAGCACGATACAACTGACAGGTGGTGCATCAAAGCCCTCTGTCAATACTGCAACATTGACTACGACTTGTACGTCACCATGTTCCAGATCATGTAGTATTTGTTTTCGCTCTTCCGATGGTGTCTCACCTGTCACAATCTCTGCACGGATCTCCGATCTTCTAAACTCATCACATAGATCTTGTGCATGAACCACAGTGCTACAGAATATAACTGTCTTTCTGTTTCCTGCTTTCTCCTGCCATTCTTCAACAATCTTCTCGTTAATGGCACGTTTGTTCATTATCTGCTCGACTTGTCCCATGTCAAAATCTGACACAGTTTTACGAACATTTTGTAAATCTTTTTGTACCCCGACATCAATCACGAATGTCTTTGGTGGCACAAGGAAACCCTCTCGTATAAGGTTAGCTATCTCGATCTGATGTGAGCAGTTATTAAACACACCTTTCAAGCCTTTTCTATCTCCCCGATTAGGTGTAGCAGTAAAGCCAACAATCTCTACGGATTCATTAGCTTCTTTAACCTTGTTGATAATTCTCATGTATGTATCGGCTATGGCATGGTGACTTTCGTCTATCACCATCATGTCCACCTTAGACATATTAGCCAAATTGTTCGGTCTCGATAGTGTCTGCACCATACTAAATACTGTGCTACCATCCCAATTTTTCTCTGAAGCATCTACGATAGATGTAGATATTTTTGGATTAACACGAGAGAATTTGTTTTTGTTCTGTCCTACAAGTTCATCCCGATGTTGCAGAACTAAAATCTTTTTGCCTTTTTTGTATCGTTTGCCAATCAATGCAGATAGCATAATTGTTTTACCAGCACCCGTTGGTGCAACAACAATAGTATTCTTATGCTTATCCAAAGCATTAGAAGCGTCTTGTACTGCTATTTCTTGATATGGTCTTAAAATCATTTGTAAATCTTCCTAGTTTTTAACTGTTCTTTTGTGCATTTACATTCATTAACGATCTTTTTGCCATCAGACGTAAGTGGAAAAACAATGGCATTACATATTTGACAATGTAATGACTTACCTAAATTATGTGGTCGCATATCAACAAAATATTTGATTGTTCTCATCTGTCCCTCATTGGCTATAAATGGTGGGTAGTTTTAGGGCATCGCACTACCCAAGCGACTTGCAAGTAGACTAAGGTCAGTTAGCCCTTGCTATGCCTGCCATCATTACCTAGCCCAATCAGGTACTGCATTACCATTATTGGTAGGTGCAGGTGATGGTGTGTTAGCTGGTGCAGATCCACTTGGTATATAACCTTCCATACCTTGTGTCAGTACAACTGCACATCTATTTTGATCAGCATAACCATTAGTGCCTTTTTCAATTTTAATCTTAACACATACGTTCATGCCATTTATAGATGCAACTCCACCTTTCTGCATATCTATTTGCCTAACTGCTTGAGCTTCAGGTGAAGCATCCATTGCTGAAACATTATTATGACTCTCAACAACTGATTTCAACCACTGCAATCCAATCTTCTTAGACTTAGATACACCATTATCATCTTTTGCATCACCATCAAAAAAATGTCTGCTCCAAAACTTACGTTTATCGAATTGACCACCAATAATGGTGTACTCAACTTCAAGCCACTTAGCTGATGTGGTTTGTGATGCCCTGAATAAAGGAGTATTACTAAACTCAGGGATAGTTACAGGGTTAGGTTGAATGGTAATAATTGCTCTTGCAATAGTTCCTTCGGGAATAAGATCAAAATCAGATCCACTCCCACTTTCAATATTATTTAAATCAATCACTGGACTTCTCCTCTCTCTGTTGGTTGTGATTGTGGATCAACAAATGTTAAATCCTTTTTCTGTTCTAATCCGTTAAGCTTGTTGATTAGTTTGCCAAGATGTGGCTCTTCAAGAACATTAAGCTTTCCCGATCTATCTTTAGCTGGGTATCCCCACTCATTCAGAGTTTGACAAACAAAAGCTCTATATGGTTTTACACCATCTGCACCATCCATGACTGTCATTGTAATAACTTCATCAACAATGCCAGGTAGTTCTCGTGCAGTTTTAGAACCCTCTATTTGTAACTCATAGTTAGTTCGACCATAGTCATCTATCTTAGCGTCAAGTATGCCAACTAAAATAACATTCTTATCTCTAATATGTTGTAAATGAGTAAGCCAAGCCATCATCTCTCTTCCGTGCATACCATAGGCAGAACGAGTATCTACTTTACCTGATCTCTCTATAATATTATCGGGATGTGACATACAGTATTGAAAACACAAACGTCCTGCAACTGTGATACTATCAACAAAGATATTCTCATACTTGCCAAGTTTTTTGTGAAATTCATCACCATGTTCCTGCATGACTCTCTCATAATGAATATGATCATAAGGCTCTCTTGACAGTGACGGATTAACACCACCAATGTAACAAACAAAATCACGACACTCCTGCCATGTGTTTGGTCTAATTACATCAATAGGAAAATCCTTAATAGCAGTGTCACCTGCCTCAAGGTCAATGAACAAAGTCTTATCAGGATCAAGAGTTCGGGCAAGAGTTGTCTTGCCCACACCACTTTGACCACAGATGACCATTTTATGACCTCTTTTTTCTGCCATTCGTTGTTCGGCAGTGATTATTTGTAAAGCCAATTAAGCCTCCTCTTGTTGTACAAGATCAACATTGATAGTACCTTGCTCGACAGTTCTAGCTGGTTGAAGCATTTCTACTATAGCTGGAGGAGCATT